AAGCCAGAAAACTATTCTAAAAATCACAAAAGAACGGCCTTGAAATATCTAAAAAGGGAGCGTAAAAAATTCATGAAGATCAAGAATCCAACTTTTGGCGAAAAGATGGTTAACGGTATGAATAACCACTTCATTAAGGCTTTTAGCCTAAAATCAATTACTAATCAATAAATACATAAGCATGAGATTTACAGTAGTAGCAATTACCGAAAAAACTAAAAAAGTAGGAATCGGTACAGATCTGCCTAGCGCATTGAAAAATGTAAAATGGCTTAAAAGTGACAAAGTTGCCATCACTCTTTATGAGTGTGAGCCAAGTAAGATCCAAGTAAGGGAAGATATGCAAATGAGTATTCCTTTTGGAACTAAGAGTTTTAATCTAACTTCTGGATTCGAGAAACTTTAGCCATGTCAAAGGAGCAGAGATTGATCACAGCTATTAAAACGGTTGAAGCAACTGTTAAACAGAATAGCAACTGCAGGAAAAAAAGAAAGTTAATATCCTGTCAACAATGTGACATTTTGAAGTCTTGCAATATGCACGATTATCAGAAGAAACTTGAAAGGAAAAATGCATTTGTAAAGTGGAGTATAACGCACAGAAAAAGGTTTTAATGCCGTTTAGTGTTTTTTCCTTCCATTCCATTATTAAAGTTGACAAACTTCCTACAGAAGCAAAAGAATGCACTTCTGATGGCTTTACCTACTGGTATTCAAAAGAAGATCTGTCAGATGATGGAGTGGAAAAAGTTAAAAAGTATTTGACTTCATGGTTGGAATGTGAACGTTTTTTAGAAGATAGTTGTTTTGATGTATTAATTTATGAGCCATGAACAGGAATAAAAATGAACGTATTGCAGAAATAATTATTTTGTCAGGTATTTTCTTCTTTGTATTGGCAATTGCTATTTTGATTTTTAGTTATGTGTTTTGTATCAAACCTTAAAAATAATTATATGGTACTTAGAATTAATGAAGGCGTAAGGCCAAAGAGAAAACCAAACTTCACTCGATGGATGATGAAGCATGGTGTTAGTAGTAATGTTTGCTCTAGTTCCTTTGCAATTTCCAGAGGTATTGAGAGTATGTATAAATCAGATCAGAACTTATGAAAGTTTACATAACATTCGGTCAGATCCACGTGCATAGTGTTAATGGTAAGACGTTTAATAAAGACTGTGTTGCCGTTATAAATTGCAACGATTATTTAGACGGAAGGGAAAAGGCTTTTGAACTTTTTGGAGACAAGTGGCATATGTGCTATCATGAAGATGATTTTAAAGAAGAAATCATGCATTATTTTCCAAGAGGTAAGATTGTAGTAAATCCAGTATGATGAAAATTCCTAAGATAGATGTGCTTGAAAAATGGTTGTCGGATCGAGGGGCAGAAATCCTGCCTTTAACTAGTGAACATGAGGCTTTGAGATTTAAAGGGTTGGAGGTAGGAGTTTTGTACAAATCCGGCAAATGTGGAAACAAGTACACTGAAAGAGCGATCAATTGTTTTTGGAGAAATATACCATGGGATGGTAGGCCGGTCAGAACTAAGAGAAAAAGCAGTTATGCAAAGGATCGAAGAAACCTGATCAAACGTGACGGATGGGCTTGTTTCTATTGTGGTCAATTAATGGATGATGATATTACCGTTGAACATCTTGACCCATTAACAGCAAGTGGTAGTGAGAAACTTTCAAACAAAGTATTAGCACATGAAAAATGTAATGAAAATATGGGCACCAAAACTATTGTAGAAAAGGTTAACCATGCAATTAAATTAAGAGTTGAGTTAATAACAAAAAACTAACGTATTTTAAAGCCAAATAAGATGAAAACTATAAGTAAGAATATATTGATACTGATTTTTTTATTAGTTCCCTTATTTGGCATTTCGCAGACATTTATAAATATATTAGGCGGTTATTCCACAACAGAAGGAATGTCAATAGGTGCAGGTGCTAAAACAACGATAGTAGATGATATAGGTGTTCAGTTTGATTTCAGGAAAGTGGAAGGAGTAAAGGATTTTGAAAATTATGATCTTTCATTGAGATATGAGTTATTTAACACAATGTCATTAAATGTTGGTGGTCAACATTCTACACCAGAAAGCAACCTTAATGCGTTTGTAGGAACTACATTTTTCTATGAAGTAAACAGTATTCTAAGGCTTATGATCGATTATCAGCAAGTTATTGGAAAGGACATTGGAAACATATCATTTGGTTTTCAGATGCGCTTTATTCCTAATAAGGATAAGTCAAAAATTAGATTTTTTTAAACATTTATATTATGAAAAACTTGTATTTAAGATGGAAGTACAATCTTCCAAAGAAAATGAAAAAAGTGTGGTGGAATAGAACACTTCATATGACAGAGTATATTTTCCCAGTGCTCACATGGAGTGGTATAAGATACCTAAAATGTAAAGTAGGATTAATTGTTCCAATGGAAAAGCTGAAAGATGGAAGATATGCATACTATAGAGTAGTAAAAATATCCAAATCGCCAGGTGGTGATTGGTTATTCGATACAGATCCAATAGATTGTGATATGGTATTCGAGGGCATTAACAGAAAACTTGGTATAGGTGGCCTTGATGAAAATGAGTATCCAATGAGAAATAAATGTTAATCACTAACCGCCAATAGGCATAAATTAAAATGGGATGAAAGATGGATATTGTGAAATATGTGGAACTGAAATAAAAGTTCAAATGTGTTGTTCAGGACGTGAATGTGGGTGCATGGGTTTACCTGTAGAGCCTCCTGTTTGTTCTGATGAGTGCTATGATAAATTAATGATTAAATCCAACTAAGCTATGGAAACAACAAATAAAAAAACAGACCGAAATTTTCTTAAAATAGGTGATACTGTATTAATGAATAACGGCAATGTAATTCAGGTAAAAAGCCTTTGTTATAATCATATTTATTGCGAACCCAATGGAATGGTAAATAAAAAAGATGTTGATTCTATAATAACTACTAATTTTTAAGCTATGGAAACAAAAATTAAATATTTATTTGAAAAAGACGGGAAATGGCTTACCAAAGACGGGAAAATGACAACTGATGCAAACAATGCAATGGCATCAAACAATGAAATAGAAGCTAATCTGTTCTTGATTGGAAAACATAATCAAGGCCTACTTATTGGATTTGAAGTAACTGAACATATGTTTATAAACGATTAATTATGAAAACATTGACTATTAAAGAAGCTAGAAAACTTTTGATTAAATACTGCATATATATTTTTGATGAATGTAAGGAAGAGGATAAAGCAACTATTGATGAATTTTTAAACACTATAAAGGAAACTGTAAATCAAAACGAGGGTAAAGAACCTTTTAGGATTTACAAAAAATGCGCTGTTTGTGGTTGTGAGTTGCCAGATAACTATATAACAAATGTATGTTATGGATGTGATTAATTTAAGGGAAACCAAAAATAAGAGATATGTCAAAAGTAAATAGAAGTACCTACCAAAAAGTAGTTGAGGAAAATAAAAAACTACTCAATGATATCAAAACATTGGTATATGGAGATATTCCTTCTGTAATTTTTCTAAAACATAAATACAGGCAACAATTTGAAAAAGAAAGGGAATTCAATAGGATGATGAAAGAAGTATCTAAAATGTATATGGACAACAATCCTAACGATCCAATCGTAAAAGCTATAAGGGAATTTAAAGAAAAAAAATGATTTAAAGGAAACTGTAAAATAAGAGATATATGGAAGAATTTGTAACAAACAACAGGGAAATTATCGGATTGGCTTTATTTATAATTTGGATATTTATAGGGATACCGTCTAAACGGGATATTGAACTGGCTAAAAAAAAGAAGGATTTAGAAAAATAGATTTATTAAAAAGGTTAATTTAGTAATGTTATTGATGGAAGCCATTACCATATACTTTAGTGGCAATAAATACTTTATATTATGAAAAAAGTAATTTTAATTTTAATGCTTGGCCTATTTGCCTTGAATGTAAGTGCAGTTAACACAGAGCCTAAACAGAGTGATCAAACTGAATTGATTGTAGATTATAAGGACGTTAATGAAGTAGTGGATTGTGTTTTTAAATTGCCGGAAAATGTGTCGAAAGACCATAAAGAGCGATCAGCACTTATGAAGATGGAAGTAAGTTTGAAAAACCCTGATCCTAAAATGGAGCCATGCAAATTTGATGATAGATTTTGGTGTGGTGGTAAGATACGCAGAGACCCACCTGCCAGTCCTGAAATCAAAATTGTCATTGACAAAATAGAGTAAAATACCTTGAATCACATAAAGCCCCAGATGTACAACCTTGGGGCTTTTTTAATACATCACATTATGAAAAAAGAACATTTAAGATCGAGTTATTATTTTGCCTTAATCATTATCTATATTTTTGTAACAGCTAAGGCTTTTATCCAATTTATCTAAAACATTCTATATGCAGGTTGAATATGTAGAAATCGATTCCGTTATTCCAAACGAATCAAACCCACGTAAAATTACCCAGAAGAAGTTGAGCGATCTAATGAGGTCGATGAAAAACTTTCCTATAATGCAAAAGCTAAGGCCGATCATAGTTGATGAAAATATGGTTGCTATTGGTGGAAACCAAAGGTTAAAGGCGGCAAAGAAATTAGGTTGGACTCATGTTCATATAATGAAGGAAAGTGAGTTAACAGAAGATCAGAAGAAAGAGTTTGTAGTTAAAGACAATGTTAGTTTTGGTTACTTCGATGATGAAGTCATGATGCAGGATTATACTTTTGATCAGTTGGTGGATTTTGGGGTTGATATGACCGACATTGGCAAAGGGGCAAAAGAAAAAGAGATTGACGAAAACAAAGAGGTAATTCCGCAAATGGAACTTCGGTTCAATGAGCATTATGACTACATAGTTTTCCTTTTTGATAACGATCATGATTGGCTTTATATTTCCAATAAGTTAGGATTGAAGAAAGTAGATTCGTCTTATTCTCCTAAAAACAAAAAAATAGGATTAGGTAGAGTAATTCAAGGAAATAAGATCCTAGAGTTATTGAAGGAGTTAGAAGCCAAAAATGAAATAATCAAAAAATATGAAAAAGGTAATACTAAGTCGAAGTAGATCAAGCACCATAATAACCCACAAGTTGGTTTCAGGGTTTGATCTTGTAGTTCCTGAATCAGAATATGATCTGTACAAAAAGGTCGTTAAAAACGCTGATAACATCAAAACTATTCCAGACACTTACAATGGGTTAGGAGAAGTCAGAAATTGGGTATTGGACAATTATGAAGATGAAGGTATAATAATGCTTGATGATGATATAGGATCGTTCTATAATCTGATGAACTCTAGTAGCTTTGTTATACGAGATGTTGACACCATTGACCAGATCCTTTTTAACGCTTATCAATGTGCATTGGATAGTGGTTGTAAATTGTTTTCCTTTAATCAAAAAGCAGATGTCAGAAAGTTTTCTCCACACCAACCATTTTCATTAAATGCCTTGGCCGGCACAGTTGTCGGGATAATTGGAAGGGATCTAAGATTTACAGAAATAAATAAATTGAAGGTAGATGCCGACTATTCTCTACAATCTTTGTTGAAGCATAGAATTGTGTGGATTGATAACCGATATGCAGCCAGTCCGATCAGAGATAAAAATGCAGGTGGAAATAGTCTATTCAAAACAAAAGAGTTAGTTGATCAGGAAAACGAATTTCTTAGGGAAAAGTGGGGCAAATACATCTACATAGGATCACAAAAACAAACTGGTTTATTAAGACTTAAAGTTGACAGAAAACAGAAGTTAAATTTTTGATCAGTAGGACATATATAAATATTTATGCCTATATTACGGTATTATTAAACATTTAAAAACATCACAAAAATGAGTTGGAATTTAAGAACAGTTCGAGGGTATGATTTATTAGACGTAGCGAGTGCCCTACAAAAATCAATTAGAAGAAGCGACGAAAAATTGGCAGGTTACTTTGCTCATGAAATGTACGCTTCAAATTATCACAATTACGTATGGAAGCGATTGATCACCATTGCTGCAGAAGATTGTGACGGAATTATATCTACAGAAATCCATGCATTATTTGAAGGTTTTCGGGAAGTCAACAACCCAAAGGCAAAGAACAAATTGAAAGGAAGGATATTTCTTTCCAAGGCAGTTTTGATCCTTTGCAGAGCAATCAAGAGCAGGGATTCTGATCATCTTCAATGTTTAGTTTACGATCATAAAGTAGGCATTACTGACAAGGAAATTGAAAAGGCACTAGACAAGTATAAGGACAAATTTATCGAACTTCCAGAGTACACCTATGACGTACATACTAAAAAAGGTAAAAGAGCCGGAATGACCAAAAAACAATTTTTTATCGACGAATATAAATGCTTGACTCCTGTGCCAGAACAAAAGTCATTATTTGATAATATAGTCGATGAACATTTTGGACTTAAATAACGAATAGTAATATGAAAAGTTGCTGAATTAAGCACTAAAATTTATAAATTAATCAAAATTAAAAAGCAAAAAAGCGATGGATTTAAAAGCACCGAAATACGAATTTCACTTATATACTTGGGGTGGATTTTACAACAAAGAACATTTAAAAATACACAATAAACCAAGAGGTGATTTTTGGTTTGATACAGCAGAAGAAAGGCAACATTTTATAGACGAATTAAAATCTATTGAAGAAAAGTTAAATGCAAAAATTTTATGTATGACTTTATCTGAAGGTTATTGTTGCCGTGTTAAAACTGTACTACATAGGGTTGTAGAATGGGAAGGTAAAAGATACTATACTAATTATGATATGGGAATAAATTACCCAATAGATGCTGCTAGGTATCACTTGGAATGGAAATGGACTTGTGGATTTAACGATTACCCTTTAGGTGATGATTTTGATTATGAAGAAAACAAGCCTAAAGTGATACAGGAATGGATTACAGGTGCTTATCAAAACCTGTATTTTGAAGATGAACGATAATTGAGCGTTGGCTTTTGCTTTTTAATTTCTTCGGATTAAGGAATAACCTTAATTAAAAGGAACTGACCCAAGCAATTTTTTATATTACGTGTTATATACTTTTAAAAGCGAAAAAAAGGTAGTGAACTTGGTTAGATGTACGAAAAATGCAAATAAAGCCCTAAGCATTAGCCAACTTTGTAAATAGCGTGAGGGAACGGGCAAATACCAATAGGCGTAAAAGTAAAAGTACTGAAACCCTCTCGCTTTTAATTGTATTATAACGCTTGGTATAACCGCTGTAAGCACCTTACCTGACCTTTGCCCATAGTACGAACCGCCAACGGTGCTTATTGAGATTATATATTGTTATTCCTTCGCTTTTATACACTGAATTATTAATCAATTAAACTATAAATTATGAGTAGAATTAACTTAGCAGACAGCACAATTAATGTAGTTGTTAAAATGAGCGACGGGAATCCGGGCGCAATGAATGTAATTATGGAAATGTTACAACCTGAATCTAGTAAAATCGACCCTGATTCAGTTATGGGAGGAATGATGAAACTTCTTTCTTTAGACACTTTGGGTATTTATGGTACTGATATTTATGTTTTGCATAATGATATTTGTGGTCGTGATATGTCAAAAACATTTGCCGTGCTAAGGGCGCATCAATTAGGCTTTTTAAACGGTTCAATCCTGAAAGATGCTTGTAGCAGACAAGATTATTCTGGCAGGAAAATGATTGACGTAGAATCGCTTTGTAAACAAGTGAAGGAACACCTGCCGAATTTTGTTTTAAGTGAGGCATAACGGCTCTGATGTGTGGTCTAGTAGCAAAAAGCCCGATAGGAGCGATTGCGGATTGACCATCTACAGAAGCTATTTGCCATACACTTTGTTAGCAAATGACAACACATCTAAATAACTGAATTATGAAAATAAACGAAATATATAAAGGGGATTGCCTTGAATTGATGCCGAAATATGTAGATGACAAAAGTATTGATATGATTTTTTGCGATTTACCATACGGAACTACAAAATGTAAATGGGATACGATAATACCTTTTGATGAGTTGTGGAGTGAATACGAGAGAGTAATTAAAGATAATGGTGCAATAGTTCTTTTTGGAAGAGAGCCTTTCAGTTCTTTTTTACGAACAAGTAATGTGAAAATGTATAGATATGATTGGATATGGGAAAAGTCTAAGGCTACCAACTTTCTTTTTGCTAAACAAATGCCTTTAATAGCACACGAAGATATTATGGTGTTTTACAAAAAGAAACCAACTTACAACTCACAAAAAACAAAGGGTAAACCATATAATAAAGGCAAGGAAAAAAGAACTGAAATAGAAGCAGTTGGTAAGATAGGTAATGGTAATTTAATAGAGAATAAAACAGGATTGAGAAATCCAAGAAGCGTACAGTATTTTGTTACTGCTGAACGAGAAGGGAAGTTACACCCAACGCAAAAACCATTAGCTTTAATTGAGTATATGATTAAAACCTACACCAATGAAGGAGATTTGATACTTGATAATACTTGCGGAAGCGGGACTACAGGATTAGGAGCAAAAAATCTTGGTAGAAACTTTGTTATGATGGAGCAAGACCCTGAATATTACGAAACTGCCTGTAAAAGAGTACTAACGTAGTATTGCAGGTAACGGACGTGGGTATGGCAATGTAATTTTACGTATTTAAAAACTAAAAAATAGAAACAATGGCAAAAAATGAATACATAATGGAATTATTACACGCCTATAAAAGTGAGGTAGATAATTTTAACGATGCGATTTTTACAGATAAGTTTGAGGCTTTGGCACAGGATATAGTAAAATTATTTGCTATACCTGTTGTTGTACACAGTAAAAACAAACCCAAACGTGTGTTAGGTGACTTTGACATTTGGTATAAGCCTTGCACTCGCTGTGGCTATGATACTGGCAAAAGTACTAAACCTAAAGACGGTAATAAAACCTGTTGGAAATGCGGAAACTTTGTACAGCGAGATTATACAGACCGAGCATTAAAGAAATAGTTTTTAATGCACTACAACGGACAGCAATATGAAACGTGCGGAATTTAGCACAGAACTTAACTACGAAGAACAAAAATAATAATGCCTTGGGCGGGCTTTGTAAAACCCATTTATATTATGAAACCAACAATTGGTAGAGTTGTAATTTACAACACAACAGAGGCTGATAAAGCCAAAATGGAAGCAGCGAGCACCTTAAATGGAGGCTGCAACACGCAAGACAAGTTACCTGCAATCATTACAGCCGTTTGGAGTGATGAGTGCGTGAACTTGAAAGTGATTACAGATGGAAATTTGGATTTGTGGGTAACTTCTGCGAATAAAGGAGATGAGCCTATGAATTGGAATTGGCCTGTAATTGAAAAGTAGTTGAGCGTTGGGAGGCATTATTATTTTCCTTCCCAATAGCACAAACTTCATTAAAAGAACGGAAGCCAGCATGTTTTATATTGCATGTTGTGCTTTCGTTTTAATGAAGCACAACGGCTACGCATATAAGCAGTAGCGGATTACGAAGAAGAAATTTTCAATTAACAACTAAAATAAAATAGAAATGACAAAGTTTAAATTTAACACAAAAACCGCTATTGCTTTATATGCGATGTTAGCGGTAGTGCTTTCTTCGTGTGAAAGTAAACAAGATGTTCAATTAGATATTGAGCGTTTGAAAAATGAAAGAACTACTATTCAACAGGAAGTTCAAAATCTTTCAAGTCTTACAAACTCAAAGCAGAAAGAGATTGCTTCTTTGAATGAGAAATTAAAAGAACTGAATATATACAATTCAGGAAAAACACCACATTACATTTTAAAGATTAGATTGAAGCAATCTCGTGTAAGTTTAGATATTGGCAAACATATAAAAGACGGTATGAATGCAATAGAATTTGAACTTCCTGTGGATAAAGACTTCTATAATAGTGTTAGCGTTGGAACTAAGATTACTGATGAATTTAGGACTGGTTCTTTCATTTTGAATGGTAGTTTTAGTAGTTGGGATATGACTGTTAAAGGTAAGGTTGTGAGGTAGTTTGCATTACCGCTAACGACCGTATATGATACGTTTTTAAATGTATTATATACTACGTTATCAAAAAATAAAAATTTAATCATTTATACATAACATCATGAATATTTACAGAAAATATTGCCCGAATGTATTTGTCGCTCAATGCGATCAGGAACACGAAAAAGGAGAAACCATTATTGTCGAAACCAAATACGGCAAAGAGAATGAGCATATCGTTCACAACCTAGTTTTCCAAAAGGATGATCATTTTTATTATTCCATCACTAGAGCCGATGGTTTTAACAATCAAGAGAGAGCCAGAAGGAAATCAGAGAAATTAAATGAGTGGGCAGACAATGCCGAAAAAAGAAGTGCAGAGTGGTTTGAAAGGAGTAATGAAGGAAAGGACTTTTTAAGACTTGCCGAGCCGATCAAAGTTGGACACCATTCAGAGAAAAGGCATAGGGCGCTGATTGACCGAAATTGGAAACGAATGAGCAATGCTATGGATGAAAGTCAAAAAGCAGAAGCATACCGACAAAGGACTGATTATTGGGAAAGCATGGCAAATAAGATTGACCTATCAATGCCAGAGAGTTTAGAGTTCTTCCAGATCATGTTGGATCATGCAACCGATTACCATAAAGGTTTGAAGGACGGCACGATCAAAAGAGCTCATTCATATTCATTGGCCTATGCTACAAAGAAAGTCAAGGATCTGAAAGGAAAGGTTGAAATAGCTAAAAAATTGTGGGCAGATGAATGAGAAAGAAAACGCATTAAGAGAGGTTATTAAGTTGCTAAAAATCATGACTAAATTTGGAAACGTTTTAGTTCCTAATCTTCCAGACCAGAAACAAACTTTTGCTATTGACAGGTTAAGGCACTTTGTAGGGTATCTAGCTAATGAGCATGACATGACAGTTGAGCAAATTGAATCAGAAATATTACTATTGTCCAAGTAATTAAACAGTAGTTAATTATTGTTACCTTTAAGGCCATCTAACATTACGTTATTTGGCTTTTTTTGGGTAAAGCATTAACATTAAAACTTTAAACGATGAATGACAAAAGTGACAATATTAAAAAGGATCGGCTAATAGAGTGTCTTGAAAAGACTTTGGGAGTCGTATCGACAGCATGTGCAAAAGCTAATTTATCAAGGCAAACTCATTACCGTTGGTTAACAGAAGATGAAGATTACAAAGCCAGGGTAGACGATATTCTAAATGTAACTTTGGACTATGTGGAAGGAAAGTTATTCAATGAGATCCAAGGTGGAAATATGACAGGTATCATTTTCTACTTAAAAACTAAAGGTAAATCCAGAGGTTACGTTGAAAGGTTTGAGATCAAGAAAACAGATCCGATAGAAGAAATGTTGGCTTCTAAATCTGATGATGAAATTTTGGAGCAAATGGAACATTTAACAACTGAATTGCGTGGAGTTGTCGAAAACAAAAAGTAAACGTCAACTATTAGAAGATCTTAGGAGACTTGAAAACCAGTTAGCAAAAAGGAAACTAGCGGCCTTTGCCAAAGCTATGTTGCCAGATTATTCACTGCAATGGTTTCATGTTCTAGTATATGATTATCTTCAATTGTGGGTAGATAAGAAGATCAAAAAGTTAGCCATCTTCATTCCACCTCAACATGGTAAATCGACAATGAGTAGTATTATAACTCCTGCATTTATACATGGCACCAGACCAAAGGCAAAAGTTGCTTGTGCATCATATGAGATCGGGGTTAGTTCCAAGTTTAATAGATCTACTCAAGACATAATTGAATCAGAACGATATGCAGAAGTATTTCCTAAAACTTATCTAAATAAAGCAGGTGTTGAAGCTGATAACGAATTAAGGAATTCTAAATATTATGAGACAGTAGGTTATAAGGGATCATATAAAAGCGTAGGGGTAGGCACAGGACTTACTTCTGATACTGTTGAATATGGAATTATTGATGATCCAATAAAAGACAGGAAACAGGCTAATTCGCCTTTGTATAGAGATACACTCTGGGATTGGTACGACGAAGTATGGTCAACCCGACTAAACAATGATAGTTGTGAATTGATGTTATTTACCAGATGGCATGAAGATGATTTGGCAGGGCGGTTGTTTGATCCTAAAAATCCAAAGTACGATGGCGAAGTTGCAAAGAAATGGACAGTGATTGTTTTGCCGGCATTAAAAGAAGATGCAGCACCACCGATCAAGCAAGCCCTGAAAGTGAAAGATCCTAGAGTATTGAATGAAGCATTATGGGAAGCTAAACATTCAGCAGAAAACCACCTGAAAGATAAAAGAACCAGTCCGTACAAATTTGCATCCCTAAAACAACAAAGACCGTCACCATTGGATGGTGGCATGATGCAAAGGGAGTGGTTTCAGATTGTTCAGGAAAGTGAACTACCTTTTAACCCAGAAGAAGTGCCAGTTCATTTCCTAATCGATGGTGCCTTTACTGAAAAGACCAAAAACGATCCATCCGCAGTAATGGCCTATTATGTATTCAAAGGAAAGATCTACATTAAAAGTTGTATTACATTCTACAAAGAATTAAATGAGTTCCTAAAGTTTTCAAGAGGTTACTTTCATTCACAAGGTTACGACAGTAGGAGTAATATCAGGATCGAGTACAAAAGTTCGGGCCCAGGGCTTATGAGTATGTTAGCACAGGAAGAATATGGAAACTTCAATGTAATGAGAATTAACGACCTTCATGTTTCATATGGTAAGTTTACCAGAGGTGAGTATGCACAGCCATCATGTGCCAGTGAAAAGGTTAAGATTATATCTGGTGGATGGAATGAGGAGTTTATTAATCAAATAATTACTTTCCCTAATGATTTGCATGATGATATGTTTGATCTTCTTTGCTACGCAGTTCTACAGGAAGTTTCTAATGCAGTAGGAAGGGTGATAAAAACAAAAGTGAATATAGGTGGCAGAATAGCTTAAATAAATATAAATTTGTAAGAATCAAAACATTATACAACATGAACTTTACAGATATTATTGCACTTGAAAAATCTAAAGTGATCGAAATATTTCAAGAAAATGCAATTGAAAATGGTGATCACATTGCAGAATATCAAAATGAAAGAACACAGCGAGACACCCAAGTAGGAAAACGAAAGGACAAAACTGTAAAAAAGCAAACCGTTGAGGTAAACAAGATCCCAATTCCTTTCCAGAAACAAATAGTTCAAACTTCTGCAGCGTTCTTATTCGGAAAGCCAGTACAGTTAATTGCCGATGAAGATATTAATGAATTAGAAAAAGCATGGAAGTCTATTAGAATAGATGGACTACTATTGAAATGTTGTGAACAGGCAAAGGCATTTAGACAATCGGCCTTATTGTTCAGGATAGTGAAAGATGAATTGAATGGAGGTTTAAAATTGTCAGTACACAACCTAGATCCAAGGAAAGGAACAATGTACCCTAATTTTGATGATTTTGATAACCTAGATGGTTTCATGTGGAATACCAAGGTAAAGAATGAAGCAGGTGAAGAAGTAGACAGATACTATATTTTTGATCAAACCACAGTGAGAGTATGGGAAGGATCAGGAGAAGATCTAGTTGAGACTCAAGCACCAACCAAACACTTCTTTGATCGTATGCCGATAGTTTATTTAGAAGAAGAAGAAGTTGAGTACGAATCAGTAAAACACCTCATTGATCGTTTTGAGAATAGGTTTAGTAGATTCGCTGATACTAACGATTATTTTTCTAGTCCATTTTTCAAAGCCACTGGAAATATTGATAACGTTCCCACAAGAGACGAAACAGGGTCAATTTACATGATGGATCTAATTGAAACCCCACAAGGCCAAATTATTCCTAGTGATCTTGATGTAGTAGGTTGGGATTCAGCACCAGAGTCAACCAAGTTAGAATTTGAAATAACCAAGGCTTTGATATATGACCTATCAGCAACCCCAGATCTATCGTTAAACAACCTGAAAGGCATTGGAAACGTTTCAGGAATCGCATTAAAACTGATGTTCCTGAATAGTATCATAAAAGCTAGTTTCAATGAATCTATTTATAAACCATTTGTTGAAAGAACAATAAGCCTAATTCGGTCCGGAATGGAAGGTGCTAAACTTGGAAATCCTAATAGAGAGATCTATATTGATGTGAAGTTCACAAGTATTCTGCCTGAAAACCTAACAGAAATAATTGAGAATCTTTCAGTAGCTACTGGAAATAAATCAATAATGTCACAGGAATCGGCATTAGAACACAATCCATTAGTAACCGATACCAAAGGTGAATTGGAAAGGATCAAAACGGAATCTAGCGAAACACTAGGAGAAACATTTAATTTACCTCAATAATGGAAAAGCAATTAGAGTTGGATCAAAAAAAAGAGATCAAGGAAAAAATCAATTCTTTCATGAATTTTTGGAAAGAAGAAAATTACAGTTCGGCATATTCAAGAACAGCATTAACTTTTAGGTCAAGGCATGATGTAAATGATCTAAAAACCATAATCGGTTTTAAAGTAAATACATCAATACCACAAGGTATTTTTTTCATTACTCCATGTGTTGCTGATTGTCATGTGTTAGTAACGACCCACGCAAGTAAATTCAAACTAAGGATTAGACTTATGAAAGAGTTAGCCCCTTTTGTTCCTTCGGAAGCAGGAGAGTGGCTTATTAGCCCACAATCAATTAAACGAATAAAAAGTTAGTTATGATATTATTCAGCCCAATATCATTGCTAGTTTATATGGATGATGATGAAAGTCAAAATTTAAGAAAACTAGGATTAGGAAGTGATGATGATCAGGTATTATGGAATGATAAAGTTAATCTGCATTGGTTTTATACGATAGACACTTTAGCATCATATGAAAAAGATAACCGAATTTCTATTATTACTGCAGGTGGTTTTGATTTTTATGTAAAATGTGACACCTATGAAATTATGGAAATGGTAAAAGAATCAATGAATGGCAACAAATCTATGTCATAGAAAATTAGTTTCATTGTTGTCTAAACAGGATAACCAAATGAGTAGGCTTTATTCGGAAAAAGCGAATGAACTTGCTGCAGTCCTGAAACGCTACAAATCCAAATCCAAATCTGATGTATGGAAAGGAAATGCACAACTTGAAAAAGAGGTGGAAAAAATACTATTAGGTTTGGATGCTGATTTCAAAAGGAATCTTCTAGTTAATATTGGATCTGGTCAGAATCTAGCAAATGATTGTTTGGATCTGCAGACCACAAGTTATTTGCGTGGAATGGATCTTGACACCAAAGATCGTGAAAGACAGTTCTACAGGGATCTAACGGCCTTGACAAGTTGGAAGAATTACAGAATGAAAGGGTTGAATTTATCTGATAGAGTTTGGAAGTTGGATGAACAAACCAAAGAGCAAATGGAATTTTTCATAAAGGAAGGTTTGGCAGAGGGAAGGGATGCACCTAGTTTGGCAAGAGATATTAAAGCATACCTGAAAGAACCCGACAAAAGGTTTAGAAGGATCAGAAACGATGAAGGTAAATTAGTTTTATCGGCACCTGCAAAACTCTACAAGCCTGGGCAGGGTGTTTATAGATCCAGTTATAAGAATGCATTGAGAGTTGCCAGAAACGAAATCAATATTGCATATCGATATGCTGATCATGAAAGAGTGCAGACATTGGATTTCGTAAAAGGAATTAAAGTCAATTTATCCAACGCACACCCTAAATATGACATTTGTGATGAATTGCAAGGAGAGTACCCAAAAGGTTTTAAATTCTTAGGTTGGCACCCCAATTGCTTATGTTTTACCACCACAGTACTGATGAATCAGAAGGAATTTATCAATTTCGTAAACACTAAGGCACGAACTTCAAAAGACATAACAACTATACCGGCACGTGCCCAAAAGTTCTTAAATGCAAATTCCGATACAATTAAGGGTTACAAGAATAAACCATACTTCATTGCAGATAATTTCAAGAACACTAAAGAAGGTTTTGCTATTAAAAGCCATGTGACCAAATGAGAAAAGCCAAACTACTTAGTACGACTGAAAGATACTTGCAGAAGTGGGAGCCACTGATTACGCATGAGCAGATCTTTAT